ATCATCATCTAGGGTTATTCAACCAGCAACACCAATTGGTATGTATTCTTATAAAGCTAATAATGGTGAAGAAATTTTAGCAATTGGGACAAGAAGCGGTGTTAATGTTTTTTATAATGATGTTTGGTATGACATAACACCAGCTGGATTTTCAGGTGACGATGTTATAACTTCTACAGGTTATGGTGCTTACCATTATGGTGTTGAAGATTATGGTGATGAAAGAAGCACCTCCGCATTAAATTTTGATACCAAATCTTTTTCTTTTGATAATTGGGGTGAACACTTAGTATTTTGTTTTGCTGGGGATGGCAAGATTTATCAATGGCGACCTGATGCTGGATCTGGTAGTCCAGATGCTATAGCTACTGCTATTACTAATGCACCAACTGGCTGTCAAGCAGTTATTGTTAGTAATGAAAGACATTTAATTGCTATTGGTGCTGGCGGTGATCCAAGAAAAATAGCTTGGTCAGAACGAGAAAACAATACGAATTGGACAGCTTCAGCAATTAACTCTGCTGGTGATTTGCAAATACCTACAGGTGGTAAAGCTAATTACGCTGTTAAATATAAAGGCGATATTATTATATTTACTGATGTTGGAATTAATAAATTAGTTTATGTTGGCAATCCATTTGTATATGGTATTCAAGATGCTGGAACAAATTGTAAAGCAATTAGTTCTAGGTCAATTGTTTCATCTGGTGACTTTTTGTCATGGATTAGTGAAAATTCTTTCTTTACATACGATGGTATTGTTAAAGAATTAAAATCTGATGTGCATGATTATATTTTTGACAATTTACAACAAAACACTCAGCAAAGTACCTTTGGCGCACATAACATAGATTACAATGAAATTTGGTGGTTTTTCCCTGTTGGTGACGTAGATCAGTTATCACCTAATAAATATATTATTTGGAATTACTTAGATAATTCATGGTCAATTGGCTCATTAAATAGAAGTTCTTGGATAGACCAAGGTGTATTTAATAATCCAATTGCGTGTGATGCTGATGGTTATGTTTACGAACACGACAAAAGAGCATTGTTTAATTCACCAGGCATAGGTTCTAGAAAACCTTTTTGCACAACAGGCCCATTAGAAATAAGTAATGGTGATCGTGTAGCTCAAGTCAATCAAATTTTACCTGATGAAGAAACAACTACTTTGCCTGGCGTAACTTTAAACTTTAGCGGTAAATTTACTCCATTAGGAGCAACTACAGATTTTGGTAGTTTTACTTTTGAAAGTGATGGTTATATAGATGCTAGATTTTCAGCACGACAAGTACAAATGAAAGTTGAAGGTTCATTAACTCAAGATTTCCAAGTCGGTAATATTAGATTAGACGTTAAAGCTAGAGGTCGAAGATGATAGATCCTGCTAGTAAAACGCAATATATACAAAGAGTTACTAACGCTAAAATTAGTTTAACTACGACTAATGCAACAACTTTATATACTGCACCATCAGGTACAGATTTTGATTTTGCTGTTATTGAATCTATTTTAGTTAATAATAATAATGCTTCTGCGGCTACTTTAAATCTTACTTTAACTAACTCAGCTGCTGCGGTATTTAATCTTTATGATGATTTTACAATAGCAGGTAATGCTACTTCAGAATTATTAAGCAGAGATTTAGTTTTACAAGCTGGAGAAATATTAAAAGTTACTGTCAATAATGCCAATAGAATAATGGTAGTAGCTAGTTTAACTGAATATGCAAAAGGTGATTAACAAAGCAGAATGGGAATATGAATGGGAAAGATGCAAGCCATTTATAGAGAAAGCAGTTAAACATCAAGATTCCTATACAATTGACGATATAGAAGATAAAATAAGACATGGATTATTCCATTTGTGGCCAGGTAAAGAATCAGCTTTTGTAACTGAAATCATTATTTATCCACAAAATAAAGCCATGAACTTATTGTTTTGTGGTGGTAATTATAAAGAAATAGAGGAAATATTAGAATCTATAGAAATTTTTGCTAAAAACGCTGGAATCAAAAGATTGTATGGTGGTGGCAGAAAAGGTTGGATTCGTAAAATAAAACATCTAGGGTTTGAACAAGAATATTTAATTAGAAAAGAATTATGAGTAAAGGCAAAACCACAACAACACAACAAGCTAACGTACCTGGTTATTTACAAGACATATATAAAGATATGTCAACCAGAGGTTTAGCTGCGGCTGACTTACCATTTACTCCGTACACTGGTGAAATGGTTGCTGGCTTTAGTCCAGACCAATTACAAGCTATGCAAGCTACTAGAGGTTTGTTTGGTGAAACTATGGGCCTTGACCCAAGACAAGAATTAGCAAAACTTGCGGCAGCACCCTCCCCTACATTTTCTCCTGTATCTGGTAATGCTGCCGCATCCGTTCTTGATAGTGGTATTTCACAATATGAAGATCCATATATTCAAGGTGTTATTGATCCAGCTTTAGCAGACATACAAAGACGCCAAGATTTAGAACAACAAAGAGCGCAAGATCGCGCTATTAGAAGTGGTGCTTTTGGTGGTTCAAGATCAGCTTTAATAGAAAGCGAAGCAACTCGACCATTTGCTGAAGAAGCTGCACAAACGATTGCAGGTTTACGTTCAGCTGGTTTTGCGCAAGCAGCTGGCATGGCGGAATCTGATGCACAACGTAGACAAAGACTTATTGAATCTTCTCCAGAGCTGGCATTAAGAGCTAGACAACAACAAGCTGGTTTATTAGGTGGACAATTAGGCGAGCAATACAAAGCTTTAGGTTTATTAGGTGGTATTGGTGGTCAACAACAAGCCTTAGAACAAGCTAGATTGCAAGCACAACGTGGTGAGTTTGAAAGAGAACTTGGTTATCCTGCTTATCAATTAGGTTTATTAGGACAAGCTGCTGGTGGTATTTCTCCAGCTGTTATTGGACAAACTAGAACAGATAAAACTTCAACTGGTCTTGGCAATATATTAGGAGGGGTATCTGGTCTTGCTGGAACTGCTTTAATGCAAGGTATAAATCCATTTAGCGGTATAAGTAGTTTATTTAGCGGTTCTTCAGAAGTAGGCACAACTCTTAATCCTCAATATTTTCCAAACGCTTAAAATGGCTAGTATATTTGATACATTAAATCCAAATCAATCTAATACTATGGGGTTATTAGGAGTTCAAAGCCCTTTACAAATACCTCAAGCCCAAGAAAGGTTAGCTCAAATGCAACAAATGCAACAATTAAATAATTTACAACAACCACAACAAAGACCAGAATTATCCAGAACTCAAGGTATTGGTTTAATGTTGTCAGCTTTAAGTGATGCTCTTGGTGGTCGTGATGTTGCTAGTCGTTCTTTAGAAAGACAGCAATTTTTACAATCACAAGTAGAAGATGCTAAAAGAAAAGAAGAGCAAGATGAATTAATTGCTTCTATGAATCCAGAGACGCGAAATGTTTTCAAAACATTTGGGCCAACTGCTGCATTTAATTATCAGCAACAACAACTAGCTGCTGAAGCAGCAGGGTTAGAAGAACTTAGAAATAGAAAAGGTTTGCAAGACGCAGGATTTAGCGAAAGAGAAATTAATTTATTTCAAAATGCTAACATGACAGCAAAAGATATTTTAGATTTGAGGTCTGAAGATGAAAGTGAATCTTTAAACCAAATAAAAAATAATGTTAATTTAGCAAGATCATCTATAGATGATATTACAGGAAAAGCACCAGCAGATGATTTATCTAATTTAGATGAGGCTCATGGTAGTATTTTACCAGGTGGGGATGCTTTTCAAGAACTTGTTATAAATGAAGTTGGAAGAGCCATTGGTATTGAGCCAGCAGCCGAAACTGGTGCTGCCGTTAGAGCTAAAACAGAACTAGATGAAAGAATTTTACAAATTACAACACAAAATTATTCAGGTAGGCCAAGTGTATTTTTGCTTGAACAAATTACAAAACTAATACCGCCAGTAAATACATCTGATAAAGATGCTTTTGAAAGTTACAGTAAAATTGAAACCAGAGTTAGAGGATATTTACAAGATTTGGAAAGAGAAATTCAAAGCGGTAAATTCGCAGGAAACGAATTAGAATTAATGAAATCTGATTTTAGACAACTGTACGGGTTACAGCAAGATTTAGAAACTGCTAAAAAAGGCTTAGGAGACTTTCAAGTAAATATAAAACCTAATTTAGACAATAAATCTTCTGGAAATTACGATGGTGTATATTTAAACAATACCGAATAATGGCAACATTAGAATCAGTTAATAATCAACAAGAAGCAATAAAAGTTTTTAATGAATTAAAAGCTGATGGTTCTCGTTTGCTTAGAGAAGGAAAAATTGATGCTAAAACTTATTATGCAAAAACAAGAGAATCTGGTATTAAGTTAGGTTTAATTGGAGTAAATGATTACCCTGGAAGATTACCTAAATGGGTTGAACCAACACTAGAAGTTATAGGTGGTATTGGCGGAACTATTGGTGGTGCGATTGTTGGTGGGCCACCTGGTGCTGTTGCAGGAGCGTTTACTGGATCTGCTACAGGATCATTAGCTACTGATTTTTTAGGAGATTTGTTAGCTCCTGATATGCCTTCTCCAACTGCAAAACAAAGAGTAACAGATGCAGCAATAACAGGAACTATAGATGCTGGTTTAACAGCAGCAATACCCGTTGTAGGTAGAACAATATCTCCAGCAATAAGAAAAATTATTCAAGGTGGACAAAAAGTATCTGATAAAGTTAAATCAGCAATACCAAGCTCTGACAAAGGCATTGGTCTTGTTGAAAAAGGTCTTGGCATAACTGATGATGCAGTACAAAAAGCAAAAATATTAGGCGGCGAAGGTATTGAATTATCTTTAGGACAAGCCTCATCAAATCCATTAATGCAAGGTTCTTATAATTTAACTAGCAGAATGCCTATAGTTGGTAATCCTGGCAGAAAACAACTTCAACAAGTTTTTTCACAAGTTAATAAAGCACTAGACAGAAGAATATCGCCATCTGCAAAAGTAAAACCATTAACTGAGTCTGAAAGATCAGATTTAATTAAAGAAGTTGGAATGGAAAATTTTAATACATGGAGAAAATCTTATAATAAAATTTATAAAAAAGCAGATTCTTTAAATAAAGCAAAAGGTGAATTTTTTGACATGACACCTTTGGCAAATACAGCAAACAGGGTTACTTCTCCAAGCAAATTTACAGATGCACCTAAGAAATTGTAGATTTATTAGATGAATTAAAATTAAATAAAAGTAATAAAATTGCCTTTAATGATGTCAAGGCTCTAGACACAAAATTTACTGATTTATCAAAAAAATATGATCCTGCAAAAGCCGATGTTCCTAATAATTATGCGTTTAGAACAACAAATGCCTTGCTTGATACAATGAAAAAACAACTTAGAAATCCATCAGATCAAGCTGGTCGGTTATATTCTGCTGGTGATAAAATGTTCAAACAATTTATGCAAAAAGTTGAAAACAAAACTGGGAAAGAATTTCAAAAAGCGCTAGGTAGAGGCTCATTACGACCTGGTATTGGCAGACCGCCATCTCAAAGACTTGAAGATTTATATAGCAAAACATTTGGTGATGCTAAAAGTCCAGAATCAGTTAAAGAAC